AAGATAGCAGAGGAAGAAAGGTCAGAAATTGAAACAGTAAAAGAGGAACCTCAAGAAAAAGTTAAGCCAAAAGTAAATAAGAAAAAGGCGAAGAAAAAGGTCATTATCGAATCCGAATCTGACAGTAGCGAGGATGAAATCGTATATGTAAGTAAGAAGAAAAAGAAGAAACCAAAGAAGAAGATAATTATCGAAAGTAGCAGTGAAGATGATGACAGTAGTGATGAAGAATATCCACCACAACCACCACAACCCCCAGTTCATTCTATACAAAGACCAATGCTTATTTTTAGATAATTTTTACGCCATATTGACTATAAATATATAATATAAAACAATAGAACAGGATACCAAATAGAAGCAAACAACATAAACATTTTATTATTTGTTCCCAACACATCTCGCACAAACAGAACAACATATATTATATATACATAAAAAAAGGGGGACATAGATACCCCAAAGTCCCCCTTTTTTAACCAAAACCCCCCTTTTTTCCCAACTTTTCAGGTTTTTTTCTATATGAAAAATAAAAAATCTAAAAAAATAAAAAAATATTTTTATGTAAAAAAAGGGGGATAGAGTGAAAAAAAGGGGGACTTTTCATTCCATATATTTTATATATATATATAATATCTACCTAATATATAAAATGTATAAGACAATACCCAACGATAATATAACATACGGAGCAGTTCCCATGGACACCGATCATGAACTATGCAAAAATATTGTCCCCCCTTTAGATGTAATAACGAACGGTTCATTGATTTTGATTAATGGTTCGTCAGGTTCAGGGAAGACATCCTTGCTTGTAAATCTAATAAGTAAAACAGGTAGTAAGAATGGTTATAAGCAATCGTTTCGTAAATGCTTCCACAAAATCATATTGTGTTCACCTTCAACGGCTACACTTAAACAAAATGTATTTAAAATTCCAGAAGAACAGAAATATAAAGATTTCAATGAATGTATGGAAGACCTCGAAGACCATTTGGACGCATCTATGATGGAAGGTGAACAGGATGATGAAAAAAAGTTTAATTTATTGATTTTGGATGACGTGGCTTCCGCCCTTCGACAAAATAGATACAATGAGATAAATCTAACAAAAATACTTCAAAACAGAAGGCATAAAAATCTTACATGTATAATTATTAGCCAAAAGTGGACTATGATTCCTACAGGTATTAGGTCAAATGCAAATGTTGCCTTTTTCTTTAGACCTAAAACAATGCAAGAGCAAGAGGCAATTACAAACGAACTTTTCCCCATTCATAAAAGAGACAGTATAGAATTGTTTAATTTTGTTTTTGATTCAAGGTATGCCCACCTTATGGTGGATATGACTTTAAAAAAGAGTAATAAATTTAGGTATTTTAAATCTTTTCAAGAAATAATATTATAATTTATATAATAATGATATATATATACAATGGCAAGCGAAAAAAAAGATGTTATGATTGTGAAGAAAAAGAAGCGAAAAGACAAAAAAGACAAGAAGAAAAAGAAGAAGACTACAAAGAAAAAAACACAGGAGCGTGGTATTACCGTGAATATCAATTTAGCAAGAGCAATTGGAGAAGCAAAAGCCAAAGCACCAAAAACAGCACGAGGGTTTGCACCCAAAGTTGCATCAATAAGAGGTCAACGAAGTAGAGGAGATGGGCAATTAAATACACGTCAGGCAGAAATTAACACAAATTTAATGAACAATGTTTATGCTATTAGAGCACAAGCAGATAAACAACAACAACAATTTGGAGAAGAATTAAAGGGACTGTCAACCAATTTAGGAATTTTACAAACCCAAGTCACACAATTAGGAACTCAAGCACTGAATCCACCACAACAACCAATCAACATTACTGTTCCACCAGCACCACCAGCACAAGTTAATGTAACCGTTCCACCATTTCCAGCATTACCAGCACCAATAGTAAATGTTCCACCACCCCCAGCCTTACCAGCACCAGCACCAATAACAGTAAATGTTCCACCACCCCCAGCCTTACCAGCACCAGCACCAATAACAGTAAATGTCCCACCACCAGCCCTTCCAGCCCCACCACAACCAAGTGAAGATGAGGAAAAATTTAGAACAGATATGAAAAGAGGATTGGTAAAATTAGGTCAACGGCAACAAGGCCTATATGAAGGAATGCAATTGATGGCAGATGCACAACATAAAATACATCACAGATTGGGAGGCATCGAAGATGCAGGACGTCAAATAGCAGGAAATCAAGGAACGTTATTGGCTTTGGAATCAATATATAATGAAGGATTTGAAGAATCAAATGTTGAACCGCAACAACCACCAGCCCCACCACCATTACCACCACCCCCACCCCCACCAATGGAAACAATTCCAGAAGAAGACCCAGCAAGAGTGTCATCAAGTGTTGACCCACGAGAAGAAGAAAAAGCAGACCTATTGATTGAAGAAGTAAAAACGGCGGATGAATCAGTTATTCAACAAGAAGAAAAAAAGAGAGGAATTAAAAAAGGTGGAACAAGAACGGCTTTTACACCAGCACAACAACAAAGCATTTTAGAAATTGCAGGTGATACATTGGGCTATAGTAGAACACAAATGACACAGTTTTATAAATCAAGTGATATTTATAAACAATTAGCAGACGAATATCAAGGTGATGAAAGAGCAATAAAAAATCGTATTACAAAAGTTAAAAAAGGATTAGAAGAAGAATAATATATAACATATATATAAAATGTATAGACTAAAAATTGTTGATATTAATAATGTAGAAATATTCAGCAGGTGTTTTTTAAGACAAAAGGATATTATCCAATTCACAAAAGGCAACATATCATACAATGATTTTAAACCACGGAAACACCCTAAAAAGTATAGAACATACAAAAACTATTTCATAATAGAAAAAGTCTAAAACATATATATAATGGATTTTTCACAATTAACAACACAAACAGTCGAGGGAGCGGGGGCATTGGTTTTGGCAGTCATTGCCTACAAGATTTATAAACTCCGCATTGTTACTTCATCCAATTGTTGTGACAAACATATTCAAGTCAAGACGGTATCGAGGGGTGACTCGAATACGGATTTAGAACTCCAATCCGTTCAAAACGAAGAAATTAATCGTGTTGTATAAAAATATATAGATTATATATTATGTCTCATGAAGAAGAATTGTTGAAAAAACACGAAAACACATATGTTTTCAATACACTATTGAATGAATATCAAGATGTGTATAAACTTTATGAGAAACAACAGGCTTCAATATGGACACCGCCCGAGATTGACTATTCCATGGATAAAAAGGTATATGAATCAATGACTCCCAATGAACAACACTTTTTTTCTCATATCTTAGCATTCTTTGCAGGAGCAGACGGAATCGTGAGCCAAAATATTTCAACACGATTTATTGAAGATATTGACATCCCTATAATTCAGGCCACTTATTCATTCCAAAACTACATGGAATTTATTCATAATGAGACATATAGTTTATTATTAGATTCTATGATTCCTAAAAAAGAAGAAAGAGAACAACTTTTTAATTCAATTAAAACCATGCCAGTTATTAAAAAAAAGTATGATTACGCATTGAAATATATGACATGTGATTGTAAATTTAAATACAGATTGATGGCTTATATTCTGTTTGAAGGTATCATGTTTTCAGGGAGTTTTTGCGCTATCTATTGGAACAAAACTAAAGGCGGTTCCAAGGTTCTTAACGGTTTATGCACGGCTAACGAATTTATTGCACGTGACGAAGGTATGCATGTTGAGTTTGGTATTTTACTTTATTCTAAATTACAAAATAAACTTACACAAAAAGAGATTCACAACATGTTTAAAAAAGCGGTTGACATTGAGAAGGAATTTATAAATGAATCTTTACCATGTAACCTTATAGGAATGAACGCAGAACTTATGAGTCAATATATCGAATATCTCGCAGATTTTTATCTAAAATGGTTAGGATATGAAAAACTTTATAACTCAAGCAACCCCTTCCCCTTTATGGAAGCAATATCTTTAGAATCAAAAACGAACTTCTTTGAACATAGAGTAAGTCAATATAGTAAAGCAGAAAAGGAACATGTGTTTAAGATTGAAGATGACTTTTAAAGGGGTTAAATTATGTCTTTAAGTCACTTACATTTTTTAAATAATTGGATGAAGTCCAAAAAAGATATTATATATATATATATATGTTTAAAGTTAAATTTAAATTAAAGTTCAAAGTAAAATTTAAATTTAGAAAGAAAAAAAGTAAACTAAAAAAAATGTTTAATTATATATATAAACATGGAACAACAACCGATGAACAATGTAGAAGTCCGCAACCTCCAAATAGTAGGCGTCGCTCCTCGACCTATTGACCCAAGGGCGTCATATGATGGGCAAATGTTTTTAGCCGATAGAGTAGTAGATTTAGAATACGTAAAACGCCATGTGGGTGACCCAGTAGTAATCCGAAATGAAGATGGTTTAATAACTCAAACAGCACCCATCCCAACGCAACCAAATTATTTTTATCAGCCAACAATGCCCAATGTGTTTAAATAATATATATCTAATATATAAATATGCCTAATCATAGTTTAAACGATACACATATTGGTTCAGTATCAATATATTTAGATTCATCAAAAGCATCAGTTGTTCAAAATGGAAGCAATAATTCAAATTGTTTATTTTATTTAGATAATATTATTCAATGCCCACCAGACACGCATATTTTAATTGGATTAACAGCATGTCAAATACCAGTGGCATTTTATAATATTACAAATAATAATAATGAACTACAGATTCAAGGAAGCGTAAATGGGACAACCAATATAGTATTGCCTCCTAAAAATTATAATACTGAAACTTTAGTAACTGAAATTAATTCACAATTAGCAACAGCAGGAAATAATATTACATGTTCATTTGATTCATCAAGTTATAAGTTTACATTTTCATCTTTAACGCAAAATGTTCAAATACAAAACACAACGATGAATAAAGAATTGGGAATCCCACCTTTTACAGTTATCCCCCCTTCTCCTTCCTTTACATGCCCCAATATGGTTAATTTATCAGGGACACAATCAATATATGTAATGGTGAACAATCTGTCAATACAATCATTAGACAGTAGAGCAAAAGGTGACCTCAATGGTGTTTTATCAAAAGTAGATGTATGTTGTGGTTTCGGTGATTATATAGAATTTCAACAAACTGAAAATCAATTTTATCTTATCAACGATAGGAGCATAAATCATTTCAATGTTTCATTAACAGATGACAATTTAGAGTTATTAGAAATGAATGGTATAGATTGGTCAATATCAATCACATGTCATTTTAGCAAAAAACGTTTACCAGTTATTCTGAATGATTTTTTGTTAAATGAGGAAAATGAAAGACAAGAAGAAATAAAAGGAAAAAAACTTTTAAAAGATTTAGAAAGACAAAAAAGAGAAAAAGTAAAAAGTAAAAAAAAATAATATGTAGATTTATATATAATGGGATTTTTTAAGAAATTTGGCCAAAAAGCACATTCAATTGGACGATTCGGTTTAAAGGCAGGAAAAGCCGTAACGTTCGGAGCAAAAAAAGTAGCACATGGACTGTCTAAATATGGCACGGCAGTATCTGATCTTGCAACAGTTGGGGCAAGTGTAGCAACGGCATTAGGACAACCAGAATTAGCAGTTCCTTTAGTTGGTGTTGCCCAAAAGGCATCACGAGTGGCAGAACGAGGACAAAGGGCAAGCGGTAAAATTAAAGAAGTCGGTCAAGTAATAAAAGACTCTGGACTACAAAAACCAAGCAATAAAAAAAATAGGGAATCTCCATTTGAATCTCCAGCACCAGAACCAGCACAACCATCACAACCAGCAATGGTCTTTGAATCCGCACCACCACAAAAACACTATAAAGGCGGAAAACACAAAAAATAAATTTATAAACTATATATATAAAAATGTATGATAACACAGCAAACATAAAAGATTACGTAACATTGATTTTGAGTGAAGCAGATGAAAACCCTTCGAACGGTATCTATAGATGGTTAATTCCTACGTCATATTATACAAATCAACGTTCTAAAGTATGCACCGTCAGAATTGTAAACGCTAATCTTACGCCTACGAGTCTTCACAACTCGATATTGATTGATTATGCAAACGGGGGTCTTAATTCATACAACAAAAAACAACGGCATGTAATTGGACATGCAAAACTCATGGACCATTCAAATAAATCGTTTTATATTAATGATAGTAAAATCTATTTATTAACAAATGCAAGACCAGACAGCATCACTTTGAAATTTATTAGAGAGTCTAATGCACAGGAAAAACTGATGGCAAACGGAGCAATCACTTTAGAATTTTGTTACTATAACGCAGAATCAACGAACGAAACGTTGCATAATCAATTTACGAATACTTTAAAATAAAATATTTAATATATTAAATGAGTATTCCTAAAAATAAAAAACTTTACGAGGAAGTAACGATAGAAGCGAAAGAGAGATATAAAAGGTTTCCTTCTTTATACGCGTCAGCATGGATAGTAAAAGAATATAAATCACGAGGTGGAAAATATTATGGAACTAAAGAAGAGGAAGGAATAACACAATGGTTTAAGGAAAAATGGGTGATGGTAATCCCTTTTGTTAAATCAGGTAAAGTGGTAGAATGTGGGGAAAAATCTAAAGATACAAAAGCATGTAGACCACTTAAGCGAATTAATAAATCAACACCAATTACACTTCCAGAGTTGTTAGATATGCATAGTAAAAAAGATATTTTAGAAATGGCAAGAAAGAAAAATAAGAATATGAAAAAACGTGTGAACTGGGAAAAACTTGAATTTTACTAATTTTAAAAAAAAAATATTTAGTATTATTATAAAATGTCTGAAGTAGCAAGTGAACGTCTTAATTACCTCTCAAAAAAACAACGTGCGGTCTCGTCTCGTGCGAGTCGGCATATTGTGCCATGTTCTAACGGCGTGACCTTTACCGCAGGTCAAACCGCTCGGATCGATTTGGCAGGCAACCAAGCCGCTACGTATTGGGATGCAAGCAACTCTTATCTTAAATTCACAGTCAATAATGGTGATGGTTCCTCAATTCAACTGGAATCGGCATATGCATTGATTGATACTTTAGAGGTATTGGCAGATGGTCAAGTAATTTCTTCTATTCGAAACTATGGTGCATGTGTTCATGCATTTTTGGATTCGGAAGTTGGCGATAATTGGAAAGATAATATCGGACGTGCATTGGGTGGAACATCTTTTAATTACGATTATCTAACTCAGGTTGGAAATGCCGGTAGTAAGACATTTTGCATACCGGCATTTCCACTTACGCCGTTCTGGAATTCTTCCAAATATATTCCAATGATGGGACGTTCTACCATCAGTTATCGTATTACATGGGCTTCGGCCGCCAAAGGAACAGTCGGAAGTGCAACTGATTCAGAAGTCACTTTTAATCCAGTAGAGATGGTTGTTTCTTATATCCGCCTTAGTGCCGAAGCAAATGCAATGGTGTTGGCTAATACTCAGGGACGATTTGAACTTATCTGTAGTGACGTTCGAACCGCCGAATCTAATGTTGTAATTGGTGACAGTGTTTTGAATGTGAACTGTGGTTTTTCATTTAGTAGTTTAGATAGGGTTAAATTCGCATTTTATCCAACGCTGAATGATGCGGCCAAACTTTCTGTAAGTAATCGTGGTTCCGCTGGTTTAACTGATGTAGCCCTTTCCATTAACGGTGAGGAACATCCAAGAAAACGTATTGAACTTTCCGCATCTAATGTTGCCGAACCAATTGCAGAACTTATGATTGGTCACCGATCTCTTGCAGATTTTAATCATCAATCTGATTTGGCTCCATTTAGAACGACTGATGGAAGTAGTGCATTGCCTACTTTTACCGCTCGATATTATGTTTCAAATCCAACAGGTGCAGAAAGTACAACTAGCGAAGGAGATTTTGAGAATAACCGAGGTGTATTTTTGGGCGTCATTGATACTGAAAGCATGAAACCACACGCAGACCCAGATGCGTTATACAGTGGTCTATCAACTCTTGGTTCTGTTGTTCAACTGGTTGGAAACATGACTACCGCAACCGCCGCTTCTACAGTGCTGGTTTTTGCTCAATATACTCTTGCATTGACCCTTGACCTTAATGGCTCACAAACGTGGGTTGTCTCCATCTAAATAAAGCATAAAATAAGTAATAATAAAATGTATAAGTGAATTGTAAAAAGACCTTATGAACAGGTGATTCATATTATACTATTATTCTAAAAATGGATAATAGTATGATAAAAGCGTAAGAGAAAAAAAGGGGGATATCCCCCTAAAATCACTAAAAAAAAATAAAAAAGAAAAATGAGAAAAAGATATTC